CGGCTATGTCATCGGCCAACAGTTCAATCTGGCTTGCCGTGCTCGTCGCAGTGGCATCGATGACAGATAGCGCGGATTTGCTCTGGAGTCTCCCAGCATCCCCACGGCGGGTACTTCTTGTTTTCATGATGAACCTCTGTTGCCTTTCCGCCGCATCTGCGGCACAGCCACTTTGCCTTCTTCATCTCAACGGAACGCGCCGCGCGAAAAAGCGGCGACGACAGATACAACCGATATGACCTGTATGTAGCCATTGCCTTAGAACAATCGCCCCTGGCCGCTGGCCTTCTCTAGGCGTTTGTCATGCCTTGCATCTGCTTCCTCTGCACGCATCTGGCACCGCTCGCGCGACCACAGACCGTCTTCTGATCCCCAACTGTGCAGGCCAGTGCCAGCGTCTTTCTTGATGTTGTCCGTGTTGCGTCCGACCACCATCACAAACTCGCCTAGACCTTTGTGACGAATCCAGCAGTGCGTCTTTCCGATGATCTCAGGCAAGGCGTCGATTTCCACGCAGTCCGAGGCACTCGACTCGCTAAGAGTCCCGGCCGTAACAGCTCCGCGAATGCGTTTCATCGCGTTCTGAGGAAAATGAAACAGAACGTCAATCCTTGGGCACTCTTCTGCAATTCGTGCGAGACCGTCGTAAGGAATTGCATCGCGCCTCTGATTGTTTGGGTCGATAAGTATTGACCCAAACGCCGTGCTTGGGTCGTGACCATGCTGACGAATGATCTCAGGAATCATCTCGACGAAGTCTTGGTTCCTGCCAATCGTCACAAACGTATCGTCGTCGTGTTCCGTGCGACGCTGGAGTGAGATCGCAGCGCCTGCGTCAAGCTCGCAACAGAAGCACAAAGCACGCTGCATTTTGACCTTGATTGCAGCAGACCGAAACGCCAAAGGACTTCCGATGCAGCCAGCAATCTCGTTTACGCCGCAGCCAGCATTGAGATCAAAGTGAAAGTAGGACTCAGCGCCGATGGCACGGTTAACGACGGCCATGTTCTGCGTGAAAAAAGCCTCAAACACTGCGATTTTGTTTGCCGTGTACTTCCCTTGACCTTGCATCACGCACACCTCCACTCTCTCTCGCCGCGATTGCTCGCACTCACCACCGTCCGTCCCGTCTCAACGATCTTGCCAGCCCGTGCAAGCTCGCCGAGTCGCTTGTTGACCTGGTGCCCGTTCAGCCCGCACCGTGCCGCGATCCCTGACGCACCAGCCGGCCCGTGCGACAGCGCCTCGAGGATCGCCGCGTGGTGCTCGCCCGCGAACGTCTTGACGCTGGCGGCTGCGGCCTTGCTCGTCGCGGGATCTGTGCGGCGAAACAGGGGGAGCGAGTCTTCGATCGGCGGCGTGATGTAGTGCGGGCGGGTCATCCTTGATCCTTTCGTGTCGTCCGTGTATTGGCCGCGTCTCGTGCGGCACCCGGCTGCGTTACCCGAGGAGAAAGTCAGGCCGCAGCTGCGGCAGTTACTCGCCACCTCTCCGCTTGGCGGCCAACGCTGCTCCGATGCAAGCAGCTACGGCAATGGCGTGCCGGTTTGTCAGTCCCCTGTCCACTTGATGTGCTGCCCGTATTCCTCGTACTGAACTGGCGGCGGCGCGGGCTTGTACGTCGCTAGCTCTGCCTCGACGTCGATGAGTCGCCGCCGTAGCTGTATCACTTCAAGTTCAAGATTCTTGTAGTGCTGAAAAACAAGCTGTGCCCAATCGGCGATCCGCTCGTACCTGCTGCGTCGCAGTAGGTGGTCGATGATCTGGCCGTGATGGTTGATGTCGTCAACAAGCCTCATGCCGTCACCGGATCTTTCACTGCCGCCTCTGCTCGCAGCCTGTCGAGGTTCGTCATGCAGCACCACCGATCACGCTGGCGACGAGCGCCACCAGCCAAGCGAAGGGGATGTCATCGGAGCCGATCCCCGGCAAAACAGCTTTGACCTTCGCCGCCGGCGTGCGAGCCTGGGGGGTGGTCTTTGCTGCCGCCTGCATTGGCACGTACTTCTTCACCACGGCGGAAACCTTTGCGCTCTTGGACGTGTAGTGAACAATCTCAACCGTCACCTCACGCCCTTCAATGTCTTCCGGCACGACTCGCAGCGTGTTGCCTTCCGGCACGATGCCAAGAGCGTCGGCTAGCTGCTTCGCCATCCACGGCAGATGCTTCGGCAAGTCATGGAAGACAAATTTGTGCTGACCAATGGACAGCCGCAGCTTCAGGCAGATGCCGTCTGGGTTTGCGTCGTTCACCTTCCACTGATTCGGGCCTTCCTCGGCCTTCTTGATCGTCGCCACATGCGTGCCGACAGGCACGATCTCGCGTTCTTCCGGTCGCATTGTGTGAACGTCAGCCGGGAACGGCTCGTCTTCTGTGATTGTCCAATCCATGATGCAGATTCCTTTCTGTAGGTAGTGATTACTGGTGGGCTTCGGCTTCAACTTCCTCGGCGTCAAAGTGCTCGACGCCGCTGTCTTCCAACTCGACGTGCGTCAGGGCAGGCGGGCCGGCGTAGCGGCGGTGCTGTGTCGGCTCCTGGCGGTGCGTGACAGTCACGTTGACGCGAGGCTTGGCTGTGTAGTCCTGCGCCTCTTCTGCCGTCACTAAGCCACGCAGGATGTCGGGGAACGCATCCCGCAAGGCGAAGCCACGAGCACGCAGCTGTAGCATCCGCTTCGGGTAGGCAGTCCACGGTCCTGACTTGCCCCAGAGTCCGGCTCGCTTGGCGTCCTCGACGCTGAACTCAGCTCGCACTGGGCTACCGTGCCCGCGACGCTTGCAGACGCAGATCGCCTTAGGATTCGGCGTGCCTTCGCCCTCAATCGTCTCGTCAATCGCCTCGCAGACCGGCGACGCAAGGCAGAGAGCCTTGGCGGAATCGCCCCAGATGCTCGGACGTCCGTTGATGTTGGCGATGCACTGCAACGCCTGCATCGGAGCCAGCCCCAGCTCTGCGCCGAACGCGATAGCACCGGCACACTTCTCCGGCTGTCCTGCGTAGTCCTTGGGAACGAGTCCGCTGGCGGCGGCAATCTTCCCGAGCGTCATCAAGTCGCTGACCGACTGCACCCGCAGCCCCGTGTTTGTCGTCTCTTCCATGTCGTGTCCTTTCGTGTCTGTCCGTCCTGAAAAAGCCGCTTTCGCATCCTGCTAGGCGGCACTCGTTCCCTTCCTTGGCGTTCCCGGTTCCACCGGGCTCCTGCGTGCGGGGTGGCTTGCCTGTGCCTTACGGCTGTTGCACCCCTCGGCGCCGAGGAGACAGGCAAGCGACCGTGTGTCAGTGCGTGATGTCTGCGACGGGGACCGTGACCCATGAGTGATCAACGTTGACCACCATGCTCTTGCCGTCGTCGCTGAACCACTCGATAACGCCGCTCCACCTTCGCCCAGCGGTCAAGCCAGAGACGAAGTCGCCGACTGCGTGCTCGTGCTGCGGCGTGCCATACGTGTCTTGCATCCCGGCGACTGCGCCTGCGTACTCTCGGTCGTGTGCGTCATTCGTGGTCATGTGGGTCATCTCCTTCGTGTGTGGGGCAGTGTACTGCTGAACAGTTGTTGTTCAAGGTAGTGGACGAAGTTTCTAGTATTCTTTTCTGTGTGCCGTTAGCGTGACTTGGAGGCGAGAGCGTACTGATAGCGTTACTTCTGTCAACCAAGAAAACGGGAGAGCGTGGAAACAGCCAGATCAATGCTGTGAGCGACTGCTCTGGCGAGGTCGGAGTCGGTGCCAAGTTGCTGGCCGAGGCGAACGAAAACCAACGCTTGGATGATGCGGTCGATGTGGCGTTTCATCACGCGGCCCTCCCTGGCCGAAAGAATCCTGTGCGAGTCAGTGTATCGCTATCGTTACTTTCTGCAAGGTGTCTTGAAAAAGATTTTTTGAGTGCGGTTATCCCCGAGAGTTATTGGGGTTTCCGCTTTCGCTTGGGCTTTGGCGTCGCTCGACGCTCTGCCCGCCTGCCTACGGATCGAGTGGAGAGGATGGCCTTGAGCGCCACGACATCGGCCCGCTTGACCAGCCAAGCCCGTTCCCCAGCCTTCCAGCCGGTCAAACGGCTGTCCTCGGCGATCAGCAGCCGCCGGATATAGCCCTCGGTGCAGCCGGCTAGCTTCACCGCCTCGGCGATTGTGATCCACTCTTTATCTGGCGATGCCACGGCAATCATCCTGTCAATGTAACGCTACCGCCCCTAGTGTCAAACACGCACGGACAACCTTGGTCCGTCGCGGCATTCCGCTCTTAGTCCGCACACTCGAATCTCTGTACACTATCAACTCACCCCAAAAGGGGCGATTGTTCTAGCGGATGGGGTGCAGATCAAACCCCTGTCCATTAGTGTGCAGCGCTTTCAGCGGACGTACTGCCGACTTGAACTTCTGTACACTACTCACTACAATCTCCTCCAAACCAAAGGAGACGATGAAAATGATTCTACGAGAGTTGCTGATTGACCGCGTCGCACCGCTGAAGAACCTGTCTGACCGCACCGTGAAGATGTACGAGAGCAGCTTGGACAGGTTCCGAGACTTCCTCGGGCACGAGCCGACCATTGACGACCTTGACGATCTGGTCGTGAGCAAGTTCCTGCGGTGGCGTCAGGTGACGCAGCACAGCAAGTTCAAGCTGATTTCCCCAGCCTCGCTGGCAAAAGACTCCGCCCACCTGCGTTCGCTGTGGACGTGGTTAGCCAAGAAAAGATGGAAAAAAAGCGACGGCGAGTTGCTGGAATTTCCTGACTACGCACGACCAAGGGTGCCAAAGCCAGTGCCCAAGGCGTACAAGGCTGAAGAGTTGATGCAGCTGGTGGCTGTCGGCAAGCGTCGAAAGGGGATGGTGTCTGGCAAGCCTGCCGCCTGGTACTGGCCGACGAAAATCATGGCTATGTTTCAGACCGGAGAGCGAATCGGTGCCATTTTGCAGATACGCTGGTCGGAAGTGGATCTTGAGCGAAACACCCTCACGTTCCTTGCTGCCACCCGCAAAGGGCACAGGGAGACGATTACACGCCCGATCACGCCAGACCTAGCAAAGATGCTGGCGGCCCAGAAAGGCCCGCCAGAGGCTCGCGTGTGGCCTTGGCTGGACGACCGCGAGCCGCTGTCTGCCTACAACAGCCTGCGAGTGCTGTGTCGAGTGGCTGGCGTGCCGTACAAGCCGTTCCATGCCATTAGAAAAAGCACCGCGAGTTATCTAAAACGTGCTGGAATTTCAGCCAAAAAGCAGCTGGGGCACAGCTCGGAAGAAATGGCCGAAAACCACTACTACGATGAGGAGATCACCGGCAGAGAGTCCAACCTTGACCACCTGCCAGACCTTGGCAAAAAGCCGCCGGAAAAGCCAGCGGCGTGAGCCTTGACCAACTCTGTCCACGGGTACGGCATTTCCGGTAGATTGCCCCGCACGCAATAACCGCGAAGTGCCGTACCTGTGACGAAACCTCGGCTTTTATTTCTTTTGACCGAGGTTTCGTCACACTTGACGCCCCCTCCACAATGCACAGCGTCGCCCGGCGGGCAGGCACCGCACTGATAAAGCGGCCAAACAACCGGCCAAAAACCTGTTAGCCGAACCCTCCGGGCGGCCATTTTCTCTTTTCGCGAAACAAGAAAATGCCACACGTCATCATTCGATTTAGACTGCCCGACGAGCAGATTGAGTTCAACGCTGCCATGCAGGGGCGCGAGGCTAAGGGCGTCATCTGGGAAGTTGATCAATACTGCCGCTCGATCCTCAAGCACGGCGAGCCGTCAGCTGAGACGAGGCAGCATCTGGAGCAGATCCGCGAGTTGCTCAGAGAGCGACCCGGTTTACTCGATGACTGAGTGTCAAGATTTGTTGCAAAAAAACTGTGCGTGAAATCATGGGCATCCCATTAAATGGAACACCGCAGACGCACCCTACACCCAGCGAGGGTAGTGTGCGAGGCGGGGGTACGCTCACCGACGAGGAACGGGCTGCGATTGAGACGGCAACGATGAGCTTAGACGGAACGCACTCATTGGATTACATGAGGCGAGCAAGGCAAGCCGCCACGCTCCGCTCGCTGCTGGAGAGGCTGACATGAGAGAACACTGGCTAGAGCACGCTCACGGTCGCATTGTTGCTGGCGACGATGAGCTAGACGTGCTGGCAGACTACGGCTGGGTGCAGATCACCGGCGCGGAGCGAGAGGCGATTGAGACGGCCCTTGTCTATCTCAAAGAGGATGATGACTTCCCCGACATCGCCGAGGACAGAGCTACACTCCGCAAGCTTCTGGAGCGACTGCACACGTAATCGCACATTCCGTCACGTCGTGTGCCGCGACACGTTCCCGAGACGTATCCCAAAAGCGACGAAAAAGCGACGTTTGCCAATATGTCCCGCTCGGGATACCGGACGGGAATATGGCATCGCAAATGGCGGAACTGTCCCGCTCGGGATCACCCGTCGAATATCTGCATCTTTGCCGCCTGCCGCCGTGTCATCGCTTCCACCCTCTCGGGCCTTCCCGGCTCTGACGGTAATCTATCCGGCGGCGTCATGAATACCTCGATGTCCTCGCCTAGCTGACTCATCTGGTACTCGCCATCTCGCACGGTGTCGAGGACGAGCGTGTGATCACCCGCTCGCGCCCGCTCGCACAACTCGCCCTGCCCGCCCTTGCTGGGATCGTAGAGCAGTTCAATCGTCCACGAGATGCGGGCGCCGATCCTCGCCAGCTTGGTCAACCACTTCCGCAGATGCGGCGGCAGCGTCGTCGGCATCCGGCGGCGCTTCTCGCGCTGCGGAAGCAGTTCGTCAGGCTGAAATAATGCCGGTTGATAGTCGCCCATGTGGGCAGTCTGGCAACCCTGTCAAACTTTCCGAGCCTCGCGGCAGGCTGTCCGCATCCATGTGCGGTTCGTCATTGACTCAAACCACATGCGGGCGAAAACTTCGACGGCTTCACGCCCGACATCGGCGTAGAGCGTCCGCAGTTCTGGCGAATCGCCCCACATGGCTTCGACGTCCTCGCCGACTTTTGCCATCAGAACTTGGATGTCCTTGACCGCCTGCATCTCGCTCTCGGGCTGCGTCCTCGCCAGCTGCGTCCAATGCTCGGCATTCCAGCAGCGGCAGATCCCGTCCACGAACTCGTCAAACGCTCTGCCAGCCTTGACGGCTCGAGGTCCGATCTCTTCTCTGAGCCGGCCCCGTAGGTGCGCCAGCATTCCAGCCGGCGCGTCGCTCACCGTTACCTCCCGCCCGCAGGCTGAGTAGGTACAGCAGGCGTGAGCGACGCGCCGGGCGGGCGTTTGCATTTGCAGGATGGCGGGCATGGGCACGCCGTGTGATGTCCGTCGCCGTGCGTGATGTAGCCACGACCTCCGCAGTCAGTGCAGCAGGACGGTTTGGGAGGCTCTGGCGTGGGCTGCGGAGCCTTTTCCACCGCTGTGGTGGCATACGCTGCCGAGACTGCCGCCGAGGCTCTAGGAGCCTCACGGTTGATCTCTGTGGGATCAGCAGCGAGCGAGGCTAGTAGGGCGAGGATGTATTGCCACATGCGTCACCATCCTTGTCCATGATTGAGGACGCGATGCCCGTGCTCGTCAACGCGAGCATGAACGACGTACGCCTGCTCGGCGGGCGCTGGCTCGGCAAACATCATCGTCCAGAGCCCGAGGCGGGCGAGACGCTGGATGAATCGCAGCACCGGGCGTGACGGCTCGGGCTTCACGGGCGAGTAGTCGCTGGTGGCGGCCCACCACGTAAGAGCCACGGCAACCAGGCCGACGACGACGGCTGATTGAATTTCTCGTTTGGTCATCGGTCAACACTCCAGATCGAGTAGGCAAACATCACCACACACGCACCGATCACGCTGCCGATGAGCCCGGCAGGAGCGTCGCCAAACGGTAGACCGCCAGCGAGCGAGCCGATGATGCCGAGGCCGATGGTCGGCATCCAGCCTTCTGGGCAACGCCCTGGCATCAGCCACTTGGCGATACCACCGACGAAGGCACCGAATGCGAGCCACATAACGAGTGACATAGGATCTCCTAGGAGCCAAGTTGGTAGACGTCTGCAATCAGGCGGGCGGGCGACGGCGTGCGAGCCTCTGGCGGAAACGGCTGTAGCCAGTTGCCGTGGTCCAGATTCCTATAGCGGAAGTTCACGCCCGAGATGCTGAAGGAATCTTGACCGGAGAGCATCGCGTCAACCGTCTCGCGGCTCACCCAGAACGAGCCGTCAGGCTGGTCTGACGGCCACTTCGGGCCTGCGTTGAACGTGCCCCAGCTGTTCATGCAGAGCAGCCCGTCACGCTTGCCTTCGTTCTTGGCGTACCGCACTGCAATGAAACACATGCAGTGAGCCCACGAGCCGCTTCGAGGTGCGAAGCCGTCAGCGTCACGCTGCGATGAAAAGCCGACGCCCGAGCAGACAGGGACGCAAAAGCCGCTTTCTAAACTGGCAGCGGCCTCATCAAAGTTTCGCACAAGGGCGACGTTGGTCGCGGTGTTCTTGTTGGCGAGTTTGGCGAGCGACATCCCAGCCTGCCCGCCACCGCACAAGACGTTTCCCCATTCCTTCGCTCGGGCCGGGCTGTAGATCGTCAGGTCGGCACCGGGGTACGGCTGGCGAAACAGGATGCCGCCGACTGATTGATCCTTGCACTTGCCAGCGACCCACCGTGCAGCTGCACCGCCATAGCTTCCGTCGCTGTACCCGGCCTGACTGACGGGAGGCAAACGCCCGGCGGTCCTTGAGCCTGAGTAGATCGCCTCGGTCGCCACGACCTTTGGCGGCTCGGGCAATTCGCCTTCGGCCCAGTCAACGCATTGCCCAACGTAGCTACCCATCGCCCAGCCGAAACTCACGCAGTCGCCAATGCCCTGCTTCCAAGGACCGTAAGGTGTGCCATAGACCTGGCGGTGAGCTCGGTCGGCGAAGCGGTACAGGAACGTGTCCTTCTGCTTGGCGTTCTTGATGACCTCCTTGGCAGCGTCAGAGAAAAGAGGCTGGTCAAGTTCAGCAAGAAACTGTCGCGTACCGACAGGATCTGGCACATACCCGAACTGCCCGTCAATCTGCGAAGCGACACGTCGAGTGGCTCGCTCGACGAGCGTGCCCAAGATCGCCATGACGACGACGAACGACACAGCACCTACAGACCAGCGGTCATTTCGCGACATCGGCAGCAGCCCTCGACAGGTCACGGAGTGCAGCCACCCACGCCGCCCGGCTCTCGGGCGTCACAGGACCGCCAGACGAGCCGACAGCGTCATCAAGGAACTTGTGAACGGCATCCCGCACGTGCGGCTGTCGAGCACCAATGCTCTCGCCACGGCATCGCATCTCGCGAGCAGCGACACGCAGGTCATCAAACGCCACGCCGGTCTTAAGACGCTGGTCATGCTGCCCGTCGTACTCGATGCAATCTGCGAGAGAGCCGCAGAGTTCTGCCATGATCGAAGAATCTTCTGCCGCAGTCGGGCCGATGAACTTGCCACGCAGCGTGAAAGCATTCGGCGGCACTGGTGCAGGCTGCGGCGTCGGCGTACTCAAGCGGCTCGGCATGAACGCAATCGCAGCAGCCACGACCAGGGCGAGTGCGGCGACGTGCTTGCCGTCGATGGTCGGCATCTTTGCCGTAGCGATGAGCGCCTTCACCTTCTCGGTGATCTGCTGGCCGGCGAGGACATAGACGGCGAAAGCGACAAGAAGCGAGGCAATCATTTCGCCCTCAACAAAGGTAGGATCGTTTCAATAGTGCCAGCTGCGATAGCGATCACCAGGGCGCGAGCGGCTGGCCGCACGATGTACCAAAACGGGTACGTCGCATACGGAACGCACAGAACGGCGACGGAGTCGAACAGCACAGCAACAGCCTCAAGCACGATGGCTCGCTTCTCTGGTCCCGTCAGCGTCTTTGTGGCGTCCAGCGTCTCAACAGTGAGCCTCACGAGCGCAGCGACGAGCATCCCGAATTCGCCCCACGTCAAGCCGTCCTTTGCAGACACGCGAGCAGTGACGAGGAACGCCGACACCTTTGACGCGATGTCGGCGAAAGGTGCAGCGGCAGCAAGTGGAGCGTCGGCAACCATGCCGCCAGACTATGGCGGCAGGGTGGCGGACTAGACCGGGTCTGACTGACCTTCTCTGTAGAGCACAAGAGCAATCGCCGAGTAGGCGCACATGTCTTTCAAAGTGTCTTCTACCCCGTCAAAAGTGCATGATCCGGTATGACAGACAGTACGCAGCCGAGTCATCTTGTCGGCGAGCCGAATCAGGCACGCCTTCCACGGAGCGAGGTTGACCACGTCAGCGCCGCTGCGAATGTTGGCTAGTGCGTCATTGTCGGCGCCATAATCTTGGCTTTTGGCTATATGTAAGCGTTTCACCTCTTCCAAAATTTTCATGAACGGCACCGATCCAGGCCGCAGACCATCGGGCGGTGACGCCAAGATTGAATCGCCCGCCCACCGGATGTCGTCCGTGGAGGCTTCCATTTCCTCCTGCCCTTGGAGAATCCAATCGACCGGCACCGTCTCCTCAAGCTCTGCACGCTCGGCGTGGTACTTCGCAGAACTCGCCTGCGTGATCTCACGCCACCCTGCCTCAAGCTCCTCGGGAGTGGCGTGGCACTTGCCACCGTCGCAGCAGCCGCCAGCTAGGCGAGTCTCTACAGCTGCTCGCAATGCGGCGTTGCTGTTCTCCAAATCCGTAAGAAATTCTGCCATCTTTTTCCTTTCAATGAGTAGTCGTGCGACGTCTGCCGCGAGTGATCCCGATGTGCCGCACCACTGCCCCTGGTAGCGATACGCTCGCTGGCGTG